GCCGCGCCCGACGGCGAGGCAGATGCAGCGCTGCTCGGCGCCAGCCTGTGGGTCGACGGTCGGCCGCTCGGGCTCCACCGCGCCCTCCACCTCCCGGGGCACCTCTACATTCCGGTGCGCGAAGCGCTCAACCGCTGCGCCGAACTCCACGGCATGCACCGCAGGACGCCGGCCGCGGCCGGTGAGGCGGCCCCCCCACCGGGGGAGGCATGAGCGCCGAGCGTCGCTTGATCTTCGCGCTCGGCGCGCGCCTGGGGATATCCGCAGCCGCGGTCGAACGCCTGTCCGCGCGCGAGGTGGCCGGGTGGGTCGAATTCTTCAACGCGCACGAGCAGGCCTCGGCCAACGATGGCGCGGTCGACTTGAGTCGCCTCTCGCGCGAAGAGCGCCGGGCGATGTTCCATCATGGCCGGCGGTAGCGCGTTCACCGAACCGCAAGTGGTGGCGCTGCTCGCGAGCGCCCTCGCACCCGTCCCCGTTCACTGGGGGTTCGCCCCCTTCGAGTCGATGAGCGAGCCGCCCCCGTTGCCGATCGTCGTCGTCCAGCGCGTCTCGTACTCCACAGCAGGCTACGAGGACATGTGCGCGGACGCTGCGTACCGGGGCGATACGCTGATCTCGATCCACGCGTGGGCGCTCGGCTACGAACAGGGGCGCGCGCTCGCCGCGGACGTGCGGCTCGCGATGACCGACGCCGTCGGCTGGCGACTCCAGCAAGAGAGCGACCAGTACGAGTCGAACTTCCGGGCGTGGGCCATCGCCGGGCAGTGGCTCGCCGTCGGCGTCGTGCCGGGGTGAGGCAGTGCCATGGCCTCGACGCTCCCGCTCGTCATCCAACCCAGCCGCAACGTCAAGCTCGGCGGCGAGCGGCTCGCCTCGCAGCGGCTCGTCGCCGAGATCGATACGCAGTCGATGGCCGACGTGCGCGGCTACGCGCGCCAGATCGCCGAGGAGGTGAACGCCGAGCAGGCTGCCGCCGGGAACCCGCCCGCGATCGTCGCAGTCGACGGGAACCCGACGAAGGCGCTCGATCAGATCGATCGCAAGGTCGTCACCCTGTTCGGCTCGTTCCTCGCGCGCTCGGCGATGCGCGAAGTCGAGATGGCGCTCTCCGCGGCGATCGCGCGCTCGACGCGCGCGCACACGGGCCGGCTCGCCGACGTGAGCGGCTCCTGGTCGTGGCGCTTCGTCTCCGCGCGCGGCGAGGTCAAGCTCGTCTCGGCCTCGACAGAGCTGCCGCCCTTTACGCCCGGCGATCGGCTCGTCCTCTCGCCCACGCACGTCCCCTATGCGACGCTGACCAACCGCAACGTGGCGCGCTCGGGCGCAGCGAACAAGGCCGTGACCCGAACGAAGAAAGGGCGGACCGTCTCGCCGCCGAAGGCGCAGCAGAACCGGGGGTTCTTGTTCCACGCCGCCGAGACCGTCCGCAGGCGTACCGTGTTTAAGCAGTTCAGCGTGACAGTCGTCTTCACGAAGCTGCACATGGTGCTCGGTGAGCTCATGAGTCGCGAGCAGGGCACGGGCATCCTCGTCATCAAGCCGCACATCCAACGCGTGAGGAGGTAACGCCACATGGCCGGTACCGTGGAGCGCTTCTACAAGGTCACGGTCGACGCGACCGAGGCGATCCGGCAGCTCCAGAAGATTGCCTCGTCGACCGCGGCCGTCGATGCGAAGCTCGATGCGTTCGCGGGCACGATCAAGAAGATCGGCGTCGGGCTCGCGGCAGGCTTCGGCGCGCACGCGTTCATCGAGAAGATCAAGGGCCTCTCGGAAGCCTTCGATCAGCTCGGCAAGGATGCGAGCAAGATCGGCATCGGGGCCGAAGACCTCCAGCGCATGCGCTATGCAGCCGACCTCGCGGGGGTCTCCGCCGAGGGCATGGACAAGGCGATCACGAAGCTCGCCGTGGCGATGCAACACCTGGGCGTCGCGAGCGACGACGCGACGACGACGCTCAAGGCGATCGGGGTGACGGGCGGCGACTCGCCCGTCGTGGCCCTGGAAAAGATCGCTGACCGGTTCGCCGCGCTGCCCGATGGGGTCGAGAAGACGGCCGAGGCCGTCGCCCTGTTCGGCAAGTCGGGCGCCGACATGATCCCGATGCTCAACGAAGGCGGGGCGAAGCTGAAAGAACTCGCCAACGAGGCAGACCGATTCGGCGGCATCATCGAGCAGAAGACGATCGACCAAGCCGAGGCCTTCAACGACAACCTCGCGCGTATGGAGAAGACGGCCGCTGGCTCTACCGCGCAGCTTACCGCCGGGCTGCTCCCGGCGCTCGACGCGCTCGCAGGTACTCTGGTCGAGCTTACGACGACCAGCGGCGGGTTCAGGAGCACGGGCGAAGCCATCGGCGAGCTCTTCGTAATGCTCGCGAAGGGCGCGATCTATACGAGCCAAATCCTGCGCACCTTGGGCAAGGACGTCGCCTTCGTCTTCTCGTTACTGACGCCGGGGCTGGATATCGGTGAGCTGTGGGACGCCTTCCAGCAGGACCTACAGGAGACCGACGACGAAACCAAGAAGCTCGCCAGTGACTTGGACAAGGCCTTCGCGGCGGCGAAGACCGGCGCCGAGGCCGCGGGCGAGGCCGCGCGCAAGCACAGGAACGCGGTACAGGAAGCGGCCGACGCCGCCAAGCGCGCGAAGGACGCCGAGAAGGCGCTCGAAGAGGCGCGGCGCAAGGCGCAGAAGGCCGCCGAAGACCGGGCGAAGCTGGAAGAGACGTACGCGAAGATCGCCCATGAGACGGCCTCCGCGCTCGACGAGCAGAAGCAGACCGAGATCGGACTCGCCGCCGCGCGGGCGGCCGGCGCGAAGGAACTCGATCCGGTCGAGCGGCGTCTCCTCGACTTGCGCAACCAGCAGACGAACGCCTTCCTCGAATGGAAGCAAGCCGAGGAGGATGTCGTCGCGAACGAGCAGCTCCACCGCACTGCGCTCGACGAGCTCGAAGGCAAGTATGACGACGTTTCGGTCGCGCTACGCCGCTATCACCAGGAGGCGCTCAACGGCACCGACGCGACGAAGGAGCACACCGACGAACTCAAGAAACAGAAGACGGTGGCCGAGGCCGTCGGCGACGGCTGGGATCGATTCGTCGATACGCTCTCGCAAGGCTCGGTCAACGTCTCCGATGCGATCTCGGCGATGGCGCGCTCGATCATCGCCGACCTGCTCAAGATCGCCGCGCAGAAGTACATCATCCAGTCGCTCTTTGGGGCGTCGAGCGGCGGCAGTGGCGGCGGGGCACCAGCGACCCAGGCGCTCGGCGGCGCGTGGGCGGCGGGCGAGCTCGTCCCCTTCGCGATGGGCGGCGTGACCGCCGGGCCGTTACGCATCCCCATGGCGCTGATGGGCGAAGCGTGGCCCGAAGCGATCATGCCGCTCAAGCGCACGCCCGACGGACGCCTGGGCGTGGCCGCGACCGGCGGCGGTGGTGCGCTGAACGTCCAGATCCACAACTACGCGGGCGCGGCGATCTCGACGCGCCGCGACGGCGCGGGCGACCTCCAGGTCATCGTCGAGGCGACCAAGAAGTCGCTTGCGGCCGACGTGCGCCGCGGCGGCGGCGACTTCGCCCGCGCGGCGGAATCGGCGTGGCGCCTGAGCCGCGGGCAGGCCACGCAACTCTGATCCTCACGCAGCACTCACAGATCACTCACCCCCATGCCCACGACCGGCACCTCCACCGATCTCGCCCGCGCCCGCGCGAGCGCGCCGGCCGGCGTCGACATCTGGGAGACGCTCACGCTGGAGCACCCGGCGTGGGCCGCGCCCTACTACCTGACGAACGCACCGACGGCGTTCACCGCAACCCTCGTCGACGGCGGCCCCGCGGTGACGTTCCTGCCGTTCCCGTTCGCAGTCCAGCTCCCAGCCGTCGACGGCGCCGGACAGCAAGACCTGCAGGTCTCGCTCACGAACGCGGACGCGGCCATCGCCGATGCGGTCCAGCTCGCGCACGCGACGCCCACGCAGCGCATCGAGGCGACGTACCGGGTCTTTCTCTCGACGCTCGGCAGCTCGCAGATCCCGCAGTCCGCACCGATCGCCCTCTCGTTCGACGCCGTCCAGATCACGGAGGAGGCCGTCACGGGGGTTGCCGGGCGTTCGGACACTCTAAATAGACGATTCCCGGGCGTCCTCTACGACACGACCACCTTCCCGGGGCTCGACCGATGAGGGCGACCATCATCAGTCTCGGCCTGATCGACGAAGCGCTCGAAGACCTCATCGGCGCGCCGTTCTCGGCCGGCGCGCGCGGCCCCGACGCCTACGACTGCTGGGGGCTGGTGATCGCGCTCCGGCGCCAGCTCGGGCTACCGATACCCCCCGACTACGCGACAGGCTGCCTCACCCGCGATCAGGCCCACGCGCTGTTCGCCGCCGATCGCCCGTCCGGCTGGCGCCGCGTGCCGCTGTCTCACGGGGGCATCCTGCTCGCCAACTGTGCGGCGCATGCCGGCGTGTACCTCGCGGGTCGGGTCGTCCATGCGCAGGCGACAAGAGGCGTCGACTCCTGGACGCTCGGCCAATGGTCGGCCGCGTTCGGCGAGGTCGAGTGCTGGGAGGTCGTCTAGATGGCCGAGGTCGTTGTCCTTCGGAATCCACTCGACGCGAGTCGGCGGCGGCGTTGCCGTCTGGCCGATAGGATCAGCCTGCTGGACTGGGTCGAGCGCGAGGAGCCCGCGGGCGGCCACCTCACGCGCGCGGTCTATGTCAACGGCCGGCCCTGTACGGACGTCACCTACCGCACGCAGCCCGGCGACGAAGTGCTCGTCGCCTTCGCGCCCGGGGCGACCGTCGCGCCGTACATCGTTCAGGCCATCGTTGCCTTCGTCATCGGCTACGCGCTGAACACCTTGTTCGCGCCGAAGCGCCCGAACGCCGGCTCGTTGCCCTCGCCCTCTCAGGTCTACGGCATCGCGCCGCCGAAGAACGCGGCGAGGTTGGGCCAACCGATCCCCGTCATCTACGGGAGCGTGATCGCGCTACCCGACTTCGCCGCGCAGCCCTATACCTACTTCGCGCAGAACGACCAGTTCATGGACGCGCTGCTGTGCGTAGGCCTGGGCGACCACGACGTGACGGCGATCCTGTTCGCCGATACCTCGGGCGCGCCCCTCCCGCCCGACGTCGTACAGTGGCGCGCGTTCCGCCCGAGCGACCACGGCTCGCGCTTCGGCGTCGTACAAGGCCAGACCGGCGTGCGCGAGAACGTGGTCACGAGTCCGGCGGTCGGGACGCAGGAGCTCTTCGGCCAGAAGGAGAGCGGGGTATGGGTAGCCTCGACGTGGTATTGGGCGCTGTCGAACGTCCGCACGAGTACGGGTACCTCGGGCACGGTCCTGATCAACGCGACGACGCCCGCGGCCAAGATCGCGCTCCTGCCCGCGAACCCGCCGCTCGGGTCGCAGATCGGCTGCACGATCGGCTTCGACGGGTCTCTCTATACGCTCGGTACCTACACGGCCACCGCCTATTCGCCCGCGCAGACGCCCGCGGCCGGCGCGCTCATTCCCGCGCCCACGTTCGACACGACGCCGGGCATCAAGTGGGTCGGCCCCTTCGAGTGTTGCAAGGTGGGACAGACGGGCACCTCGATCGAGATCGATTTCGTCCATCCGAAAGGGCTCTACGGGACGTCGCAGGGCAACATCGTTTTCGCAAGTGTGATGGTGCAGATGGTGTGGGAACAGATCGACGCGAACGGCAATGTGATCGCGGGTGGCGGCGGTAATGTCTACTTCAATCCAGGCGGTGCGACGACGACCCCGCAGCGGCGCACGTTCACGCAAGCCGTGCCGTCGGGGCGTTACCGCGTCAAGTGCGGGACCATCGGCAATGGCGGTGGCGACAGTACCGGGGTGGGACTGCAAGTGATTTGGGCAGGCCTGAAGTTCCAGCTCGATCCGCCGCCGGCCTCTCAGGTGGTCTACGGCAATGTGACGCTCGTCGCCGTCCGTCTGAAGGCGAGTAACGGGATCGCAGCAGACGCCGCCGCCTCGATGCGCTTTCGGGTGACGCGACGTCTGCCTCCCTTGGGCTCGGGGACGGCCGCGCCAACCTCGAACCCCGCGGATGCGTTTGTCGACATCCTCTGCGCGCCGTACGGCGGCGCGCGTCCCGTCACGGGCGACGAGATCGATCTCCCCGAGCTCACGGCGAGCCGCTCGGCGTGGGACGGCGCGAATGGATTCAACGCCGTCTTCGATCAGGCGAGTACGGTCTGGGAAGCGCTCGGCCTCGCGGTGCAGGCAGTCCACGCGGCGCCCCTGCCGGTGGGCTCGCGCATGTCGCTCATGCACGACGCGGTGCAGCCCGTACGCGCGACGCTCTTCACCGACGAGAGCATCGTCGCGGGGTCGCTGAAGGTCAACCAAACTTTCGACCGGATCGGGACGCCCGCGGGCGTGCGCGTGAACTGGCGCGACCCGATCACGTTCGAGGAGGCCGTCGTCCTCCAGCCGCCGCTCGTCGCGGACTATTCGACGATCGATCTGTTCGGCTGTACGTCGCTCACAGTCGCGCAGCAGCATGCAGCGCTGGCGCTGGCGAAGCGCGCCAAGCAGCGCAGCTCGATCGAGTTCGAGTGCGAGCTCGAAGGGCTGAACATCCTGCCCGGCGACCGTATCGGCGTCTCGGCGCGCATGGTGCATTGGGCGCAGAGCGCGCGGGTGGAGTCCGTCGACGGGCTCGTCCTGACGCTCTCGAAGCCGCTCGTGTGGACGGCCGGCCAGCCGCATGCGGTGCTGCTGCGGACAGACGAGGGCACTGCGTGGCGCGTATTCGGCGTGACGCCCGGCGAGGCCGATAACATCCTCGTGCTGCCTTCGCTGCCGTTCATCATCACCGGCGCGAACGAGCCGCAGGAGGCAACGGCCATTTCCTTCGGCGTCCAAGACCACGAGGTGACCGACTGGATCGTGACGAAGGTAACCCCGAACGGAACGACCGTTACGCTCGAAGCAGTGAACTACGATCCGAGCATCTACTCTGTCGCGGCCGACTTCACGCGCCGCATCCGGTACGCCCCCGACGTCGAGGAGCTGCGTCCATCATGATCGCCTACCCGGGTTCGTTTCCGTGTGCCTCGCGCGTCGAGGGCCATTCGGCGACGCTCGCCTCGGGCGTCATTCGTACGCCGATGACTGCGGGCGTCAGCCGCCAGCGGCGCGCGTATCGGCACCTCCCGCAGCAGGTCTCGCTGGTCTTCGTCATCAACCAGTCGATGTACGCGAGCTGGCTGTCCTGGGTGAACACCTACGCGTGGGACGAGTGGATCACAATGAACCTCCCCGGCCTGCGTGCGAGTGCCGCGAGCGCGGACACGGCGCCGGTAGCCGTGCGATTCTTCAGCGACGTGCAGGCTGAGCTGATCCCGATCGCGCGCCTGTGGCTCTGGCGCGTACGCGTCTCGGCCGAGTACGTGCCGCTGGCGACCGACTACCTCGCACTCGATGGCGTGTGGATCGTTCCCGGACGGCCTGCGCTACCCGAGCCGGACTGGGTGTTGGGCGGCTCGCCCGGCGCACCGGCGCCGATCTTCACGAACCCGGGCACCCCGGCGCTGCCGACCGTCATCCTCTAGAGAAGGGGTTCCCGTTATGGCCGACATCAATGCGCGCACCCGACTCCTGACCGGTACCCCCGCGGATTGGGCCGCCAACGATCTGGTGCTCGGCCTGGGCGAGCTCGTGATCGAGAGCGTGGGGACACTCGTCAAATTCAAGGCCGGAGACGGCTCGACCCGTTACTCGGGCTTGCCCTTCGTGACAGCCGTCCCCGACATCCCGCCGGAGTACGTCACGCAGGACGAGGGCGATGCGCGCTATCTCCAGCTCGCCGGTATCTCGATGACGTCGACGCCGAACCTCGTACCGCGCATGGGCGCCAACGGCATGCTCGATGCGGCCATGATCCCGCTGCCGCCGGCCATCGCCGTGACGACAGGCATCGTCGATGCAGGCAAATTGATCAAGACAGCGCCGACGGGCAAGCTCGATCTCACGTTCCTGCCCGCCATCATCGCGACCTCGGCGGGCGCGCCTGATGCTGACAAGCTAGTCAAAACGAACCTGAGCGGCAAAGTCGACCTGACCTTCCTGCCCCCGATCATCGCGGTGTCCGCGGGCGCGGCCGACGCGGGCAAGCTGGTCAAGACCGCGGCCTCGGGCAAGATCGACCCGTCGCTGATCACGATCACGACGGGGAAGTACAAGGGCACGGCCGACGGCACGGCAGCGCGGCCGGCAGGCACTTACATCGCTGGCGACTATTTCATCAACTCGGGTTCCGGTCTGGCCGACGCATCCTGGGGGCTGCCCGTCGACACCGTGGTCGTGCCGAACCAACAGCTCTATTTCAACGGCTCGACCTGGGACGTCGTAGGCAGTGGCGATACGTCGGTGATGTTGCTCCCCGATGGCACGGCAGCCATGCCGGGCCTCGGGTTCCTCGCCGACCAATCGACCGGCCTGTGGCGCCCGAATTCGCGCAGCCTGGGCATTTCGGTCGGCGGTCTGGAGAAGATGCGGGCGAACGCGCCGACCGCGACCGACGCCGAGCTCCTCGTTGGCCTCCCGGCGAGCGTGCAGTCGCCGGCGCCCGTGGCCGGCCACGGGCTGCTCGAGCTCGCGGGCAGCAACCATGCACGCATCAACCTCGATGCGGCAGGCGTCGTCGCGGCTTTCTTTTTTGCGAGCTCAAATTTCGTGCAGATCGGCTCGGTGATCGCAAAGCCGCTGGCGTTGTGGACGGCCAATGCCGAGAAAGCCCGTCTCACGGAATCGGCCGACGCGCAATTGCTCGTCGGCAACACCAGCGCCATTGCCGGTGGCACGGGGCGCGGCCTAGTCAACATCAACGGCACGAGCGACGCGGCGCTCGTGCTCGCCTCGGGTAACACGATGCGCGGTTACCTGCTGGCAACCACCGGCGGGATGACGGTGGATTCCGAAGGGAGTGCTCTCCTTTTCAGTTTGTCAGGTCAGGAAAAAGTACGCATTCCCAGCGGGACGGATTCGCAATTGCTGGTCGGAACTCCTACGACATCGCTCACCTCCGCGGGTCGTGGCGTGATCGAGCTCAGTGGCACGTCGGCCGCCATGCTGGCCATGAGCAAAGCTGGCGTGCCGAAATTGAACATGCTGACAGACGGCACGCTAGCCTACTTTCAGGCCGTGTCGATTCCGCTGCTGTTCTATCAAGGAGGCACCGAAGTTGCGCGCATCGATACCGACTTCAAGCTCAAATACCAAAGCCTCGAGGTCGGCTGGCGCAGCTTGCCGATGACGGTAGTCAGCAGTTTCTACAATTGCGGCGTCTCCGACAAAGGCAAGTGTGTTGTTCAGGTGGGCGCCGCGGGTGTCGGTTTCAGCGGCAACACCTTCGATTCGGGGGATGTCGTGACGATCATGAATCGCAACGCCGGCGCGATCGGTATCGCCACGGTCGGCGTCACGCTGTCCTGGGGGGCTTTAACCGGGGCGCGCACGCTCGCGCCAAATGGCGTCGTGACCGCGTTGTTCGTCGGTCTCAATACTGCAGTCCTGACGGGGTCGGGGCTGTCATGACGGGTATTCTGAATGTGCTCGCGGCAGGGAGCAGCCCCGACTATGGCGGGATCGACGGCTCGGCCACGCTGCGCGACGTTCGAGGTGGCGCGAATGCGATTTGTGGCATTCAGCTCAATCATGACGGCTCGATCACGCCGTACGGAAACCAGACCACCGTGCCCGCACGCTGGCACAAGAGCAGCACCCCGCCCATGATGTGGGCGACCAATACGCTCGAATCCGGGGCCGCCTGGGTGGCCGGCAGTACCAATGGGCCACTCGCCGAAGTCGGCGGCGGCTCCGAAATAGGCCCGCCGCTCTGGCAATGGCTACAGTCGACGGTCGGATCGAAGAGCGCGACCGGTACGATTCGGATCTATGCCAACGCCGCAGGGACGCAACTCGCGGCATCGCTCACGTACACGGTTTTCGCCCAGCGCACATCCTGAAAGGAGCTTTGTAATGGATCGCTATTCGATCACCTTCACGTCGGCCGATCTGGGCTACGTGCGACAAGTGCTGGGGCAACGCCCCTTCGACGAAGTCGTGCACCTCATCGCGGACATGGCGCAGCAACGCGCCGAGCAGGATCGACCGCCGCAGGCCGCGCCCACCATACAGCCCGGGCCAGCGCGCACTCGTCGCGGTCGTCCGCCGCAAACGAAGCCTGTCGTCGGCAATGGTGCGACGTATGACCCGGACAGCCCTGGCCTGTAGCGCGTTCGTCCTCACAGGCTGCATGACGATGGACGGCCCGTGTCAGCTCGACGTCGAGCGCGACGCCGACGCCGGGCGCGTCGAGGTGCACTGCGAGGCCGGCGGTACGGTATCGATCCTCGCGCCCGGCGGTCTTCTCGAACGCGCTGGCCGAGCGATCTCCGGTTCACGCGCCGCGAGCGCGCCGTAGGCTTTAAGGCCCGAGCCGCGTCGCGTGCTCGCACCAATAGCCGATCCACTTACGCAGGATCGGCGCGCAGCGCACGACGTGCCCTCTGCTGACGACGAAGCCCGCGACGAAGGCGCGCTGATCGACCTGATATACCCCGTCGGGTAGCGTCGTGCGAGGCCGATAGATCCAGGGGTGGGTCACACGAGCCAGCGGTTCGCGATCGCCTGGAGCGGGCACCAGCGCCGGTGCGCGAAGTCTTTTAGGCCGCCGACGCCGGTAATGCGGTGCCCAGGCATCGCCGCGCGCGTCCGCCCGTTGAGGTAGTGGAGCGCGCGCTTCGCGGTATAGCCACCGTGCACGCAGCCGCCCGTAACGATGACGTCTTCGTTCACGCCTGCGAACTCGTAGCCGTGCATCGGGCTGACGATTCCTGAGCCGTCGTCGTTCGCGCCGGCCCACATGAGGACGCCCGTCGCCGTGATGACAGAGGAATCTTCGGCGTAGAAGTGCGCTGACTGCCCCGCGTCGGTCAACCCCGCACGCCCCGGCCTTTCGCTCGCGACGGAGCCGCCGAATTGAATGTGGAGGCAACGCCGCATGAAGACCGAGGCCGTCGCCGCGCGATCCATCTGGACGCCGTCGAAGGTCCAGTCGCGCACCGGCGCGGAGCTATCCCCCGCGAGCCGGAAGTGCTCGCCTAACTTCGACCATTCGTAGCGCCCGGCGATCACGCGAACGTGGTTGGCGCCGGGGTGCGCGTAGACGCTCGTACCGCAGTCGGCGACGATACACCCGATCAGCTCGGAGTCCACCGGCGAGACGATGCCGTGACGGACAGCACGCATCACGCGGCAATGCCGCGCGGTCAGCACCGCGCTGTAGGTCGAGCTCCCGCGTACCTTTCCGCCGATGCCGTCCAGAGGATCGACGATATACAGCAGGTCGAGGGTGAGGTGCTGCGAGCCGCCCGAAATCGCCGTACAGGTGCCATCGATGCAGTCGATCGTGAAACTCTTCAGCGTGACGCCGCGCCCGCGCGTCTGATCTGTGAAATCGAAAATAGCCTCGGCGCCCGGTACTGGCACGAGACATGGCGTGTTGTACGACGCCGGCTCGACGTAGTTGGGGCCACCGGTTCCGTAGAGCGTCGAGCCGTTGCCGAAGCTCACATGCCCGATCGCGTAGGTGCAACCTCGTACGAGCTCGGCCGTGTTGCCGTCCTGCGCGAACGCGGCGTTGAATGCAGGGGTATCGTCCGCGCCCGAGGGTTCGAGGACGGTGTGCATTCAGGCCGCCCAAAAGTCTTCGAGGACAGCGACTTCGTCGGCTTTCTGTATCCAGCCCGTGCCGGTCGAATTCTTGTAGTTCAGTCCGTAGTCGCGTTCATCATCGGTGTTCTGTTTATTTTGCCACCACGTGTAGCCGACCGCGTGTTGGTCCATCGCTCGCAGGGCGCGATCCATCAATTTTCGATCAGGGTCGTAGTTCGTCTTGCGCCCGAGCTGCTGCACGAAGACGGGGACGCCGTGCGCGTCTCGCATCCGCACGAGGGCGGCGAGTCCCTCGTCGAACTTCGAGGGGTTCGACACGTAGGAGTTCAGCAGGTTGCCCGTATAGACCACGTCCGTGCGTTCGGGGAGATACGCTTCCTCGCACAGCTTGATGTTATAGCCGTCGTACGGCCCAATAAGAAACGGTGTGTCCATGTCAATGTGCGGCTGCCGGATGGCCGCGATGCATTCGCGATAGAACTCGCGCACAGGCGCCGCGTACTCCGGCCCGCGCTCGCCCGCGAGCTCGGGGCCGAGTTCGAGGAAGGCGATCTTCGCGACCGTGCGCAGGCGCGCCGCGGCCGCCGGCCAGACGATTTGCGAAAACACGCGTCGCATCGACGGGTCGGTGAAAAAGTTGCGACCTCGCGCGCCCCACGACTGGTAGGGATCGCAATAGGCCATTGTGCCGGCGTCCTGCGTCCCCGATTGCCCGCAGTTGGAATCGATGAAGGGAACGACCCACATCCCTTCCTGCGCGACGGCGGTGATCAGGCCGAGCCAGCGCTCGAAGTGAGCGCGTCGCAGGAAGGCGAAGGCATCGTTGTCGCGCGCGTCGACCGTCGGGTCGCCCCACTTGCCCCACCAGCGCAGGGCCACGCGTACGATATCCGAGCCCATCGCAGCGACCTGCACGGCGTCGAGCGGATCGTCTTCGCCCCAGCTTCCGAAGTTCAGGCCGCGGGGGACGAACTCCGAGCCGTTCGGCTTGAGGAGGCGAGGGCCGTCGACGCGCAGGCGCGGGGGCAGCTCAGTCGAATCGTGCATGGCCGACCCTCTTACTACGAACTCCGATTAAGCCTTCCGGGGATTCAAGCGCCCGGTAGTGGCGGGGCCGGCATCCAATACGTCGGCGTGGTGAGTTCGCCGCCCTCGTCGCCCTCGTCGATAGGGTCGACGCGAATCGAGAGAAACCATCGATCGTCGCGGAAGACCGCAGCCGCGAGGCTGGGTTCGGCATCCCAGGCGACGAGCACTTGCTCGTGCTCGGGCGGCAAGCCATCTTCGAGCGCGGTCCAGTCAGCGGTAGAGTCGGGCGGGATCATGGCGTTGTCTCCTGAGAGAAGGTGCAACGTTCGCGAGTGTGCCCCAGCTTAGCGCTCGTCGCGAGGGTCTTTGCGCTCCAGCGGCGTATGCGTCGCGTTCGTCGCTTTACTCAACCAGACCGAGGTCTCGATCCAATTGAGGGCGAGCTGTCCGCCGATCTCGCCGAAGCCCGCGACCATGCCCACGCTCCATTCGAGCTCTGCCTTCTGGCGCTCCTGGTCGCCCGCGTACTCGGCGAGCTTTGAGCGCACGCCGACCCCGGTACGCCCGTCCTCGGTCTCGATGAGCCGCACGCGCGACCAACTCGCGCGCACATCGGTGAAGTGCTCGAATTGCCCGGCGCGTCCGGCGAGGATGACCTGCGCGCACATGTCCTGCTCGCGGAGGACGTCTTCGATCAGCGCGCGTACGTGGCGCAGGCGCTCAGCCTCGACGGCTTCGTCAATGGGTTCCATTACGGTCTTTCTCCTCGATGACCTTCGACGCTACCGCCTCTGCCTGCTGCGCCGAGGGATTCGGAGCAGCGGCGAGCAGCGCCTTATGCAGTGCAGCAATTGATGCCCGCGTGACGCCGTGCCCATACTGGAAGCGCGCGACCGTCATTGCATCGTCTTCCATCGCGCTCGTCAGCTCGATCGGAACCAACTTCCACCCTTCGGGTACCGCCGAGGATTCACGCGTGGCGAGAGCCTCCAGATAGCCGACACGAAAACCCGAACGGCGAAGCCCGATTGAGGGATCTCGCTTGCCGAGCGGTGCATCGGGGAACGCGATTTCCGCAGCACGTACGGCAGCAGCTAGGTCTGCGTGGGTAGGGACGCGGCTCATCGTTAGACTTCGTCGTTGAATCGGCGTACGAGGTTCTGTGCTCGCAGCAGCGCTTGCCGTATTTCCATGGGTAGCGCCGCAGCATCGCGAGCCGATAGCCGGGCTAGCGTCAAGTCGTTTTGGAATTCCAGCAGTTCGGCGCAGCATATACAGACGCCTAGGTCGCCGGCCGACGGTGTCGTGGTACTGCCGGTCAGGCCGATTGCGCCCATGAATGTGGCCGCGCAGCGCGGGCAGCGCGTGTCGGTGCAGGTATAGCTGGGGGTCATTGGAAGTCTGAGTCCGGGACGATGACGACGTCGCCGACGATCTGGTGCGCGGTACCGGGCGCGCAGTTGAGGTGGTACAGCACGGTGGCCTGCGCGTTGACGGGCTTGCGCGCGCGCACGGGCTTGAGGCGGATGTGCTCGGGGTCGTCTTGGACGACCTCGATGTCATAGCCGGCGTCGTCAACGATCATGACGTGTCGCGGCTGGTTCCCGAGGTGGGGGAGCGAGACGGTATCGGTCGTCTGCGCATCGATCAGCCAGCAGATGTCTTCGTAGCTGAGCGGGTAGTCGAGCACTTCGCTCGATCCATCGCAGCGCAGCAGCATTCGTACGACGCTCATGGCGGGGGCTCCTCGAACTTGAAGTGCTCGCGCTCGAAGGCCTCGACGAGGTCGGTCAGGCGAAGCAGCTCCAGACCTTCAGGGCTCGACGGCGCGGGGTCGAGCTGCGCGAGTTCCAGGATGCGCGCCTGCAGCGCCGCATACTCGCACAGCGTCAGGCTCGGGGTGCCGTCAGGTTCCATGGGCTGAACTCCTTCGAGCGAATAGAAACTCGGGTGCCCTTGCCGTCAGCGAGAGCAGGGGGGCTGGTGCTGAATGGTTGACACCGGTTGTCAGCGACCGGCGTGCTGCTGCTGCCAAGGGAGGGAGGAGGTAGAGCTACAGCAGAGCGTTGAACACCAGCGACGCACCCGAGGGGAAAACCTTTACTGGAGCGTCGCGCTTACGGACGTCGCCGCGCCGCTCTTCAAGTCTTGCACCGCGCGCAGGACGTGCCCGCCCGCGTCGCGCACGACCAGCGGCTTGACGCCCGTGGCTTCGAGCTTCTGCTGGAGCACGCGCGGAATCTTGCCCTGCTGCATGAGGATCAAGTGCCGGCCGCGATGCGGCGCGAACTCGCGCGCCGAGTCGAAGTCGACGAAGCGCAGCTCGTCGGCCTCGCTGATCGCCTCGCGGATGCGCGCCATCCAGTCCGGGGCGACGGTGCCGAGGACATCGATGCGGAGAACACGCTCACGCGAGCCGTTCGCGGCCTGCGTAGGCGCTGGCGGCGACGTGGCCGGGGGAGAGGGCGTACTCGGCCCGCCGAGCTCCTCCAGGAGCATCGCGCGGACGCGCTGCGTCACCTCCTCGGCGACGCGGGCGACCTGGGTCTGGAGGAGCTCGGCCACAAGCGGCCCGATCCGGTCGGGGAGCGTCGTGATCTGCTCGACGACGCTGTGGAGCGCCTGCGCCTGGGTCGTCAGGTGCTGCGACGTCTGCGCGGATAGCTGCTGCGACAACGACGCGTCGCGCGCGGTGAGCAGGCGAGCGAGTCCGTCCATCATCGACGCGCCGAACGCGGCGACCGCGGCGGCGATCTCGCTCGGCGCGCTCTCAGGGGCGACGACTGCAGGCGGAGCTGCAGGCTCTGGCGCAGGCTCGACCGGCGCGGGCGCTACGACCGGCCTCGCGGTCGTGCCCAGGCGGAACGGGTCTTTGGTCTCGGGGAACTGCCAGCCGCAGGCGAGGCCGTCCTCGTGAGCGCGCTGGAGCTGCCCGGCGTAGGCCGACTGCTTGATCCCGCCCTCGGCGCGTTGCCGGTCGGCGGGTAGGATCATCGGCTGGGCCTTGATGTACAGGTGCTGGAGGAGAAGCTCGGTGTAGCCCGGCTCGCGGCGCAGGAGCTCGACGCCCGCGGCCATCAGCGCGCGCTCGCGACTCGTCCAGCGCACGTTGCCGACTTCGAGCTCCGCCTTCGGGGGGACAGCCTTCGGCGATGCGGCCGGCGGCGGCGGCGGCGCGGGCGAGTACGTCGCGCGCTCGGCAGCAGGCAGGGCCTTGAATCGGGCGACCGCGGCGTCGAAGCCGCCGTTACTCGGCGTGCAGAGCTTTCCCAAACTCACGCGGTCGCGATAGCGTACTCGGGGCAAGACCTTGCGTTGTGCCTTGTCGAGCGCGTCGACCTTGCTCAATCCTTTGGCGATCAGCGGCAGCGTCGCGCCGATCACGTTCATCCATTCGGGCTCGTCCCAACGCAGGCGCGACTCGGTAGCCATCGAGGTCTCCTCCCCTTTGAGTGACAGACCGCGCGGGGATCGCGCGGCACTGCGGGGTGCAGCGTAGACCAAGTGTGTCGCGAGTGCAACCTTAGTTGCGCTAGAACCGCTTACGCCGGCATGGCTTTGCGACGCCCTTTGGAGTTCGCGCTACTCGACTTGCTCGTCGACTTGCCGCCGGGCTTTCCCGCCGGGCGATAGGTCTCCGAGAGCGCGTCCCAGGCGCCCGCCGCATCGATCTGGAGGATGCGCTCGACCCCGCCGCGCGCGCGCAGGACGAGGTGGGTGACGCCCTCGGGCGTCTCGCTCGGGCGGATGCCGCGCGAGAACAGGACGATCTGATCGAACGTGTCGATGACGAGTTGCCGCGCTTGCCGTCGCGCGTCGGGCTCCTGCGCGAGCACGCCTTTGGTCAGCTTACGGAACTTCGCCTCGACGCCGTTTAAGTCGGCGCGACTCGCGCGCGCGAGCGCGCGCTGCGCGGCGTCGACCGCTGCTTGCGCGGCGAGCTTGTCGGCTTCGAGCGCGAGCGCGCGCTTGGCGAAGGTAGGCAGGAGCTTCGAGTCCTCCGAGGCGAGTAGCAGGTCGGTCAGCTTGTTCAGTTGTTCGGCGAGCTTGGCCTCGCGCTCCTTGGCCGCGTCGAGCGCCGCGCGCGCCGCCGCGTCGCCTTCGCCGCCGTGCAGGCCGCGCAGGTTCATCAGGTCGGAGCAGAACTCCATCACGGCGCGCTCCATCGGCTCGGCGGCGACCGAGTGCCCGGGTACCTTGCACTGGATCGCAGCGTTCATGCGCGCCGAGCAGCGCAGGCGCCGGTGCCCGAGCGGAATCAGCCCGCGCTCGTCGCGCTTGGAGCGCGTGTAGATCTGCGAGGTGATGGCCGAGCCGCAGTAGCCGCAGACGGTCGCGCCGAACCCGGTGAGCACATGCGGGATCGTTCCCTTGTTGCTGTAGGTCGGCGCGGCGCGCGCGGCGATCGCATCTTGCAGTGCGTGCCACTCGGCGAGCTTGAGGAGCGGGGGATAGTAGCCGTCGAGGACGTAGCGCTCGACGGGCCGCTCGGGCTCGCGCACCTCGACGACGCTCTGGCCGATCAGCGCGGGGTTGCGCAGCAGGCGCTCGACTTGCGCGACGTGCGAGCCGCGCGGGGTGAGCTTCAGGCCGCGTTCGGTGAGCACCTTCGAGACGCCGATCATCCCGTGGCCGGCGAGGTACAGGTCGACCGCGACGCGGGTGGCATGCGCGCACTCGGGATCGAGCTCGAAGCCGTCGCCGGCTCGGCGGAGCCATGCCGGCGGAAAGCCGCCGCGGATGTTGCGCTGGCTGCGGTCGCCGGCCAGCCACGCCTTACAGCGCAGACGGATCGCGTCGCGCCCGCGGGTGGCCTTGGTCTCGGATTCTTCGTTGGAGCGGATCATCACGCCGAGCGACATGAACAAGTTCCCGCTGTTCTCGCGGATCGTCCGCTCGTTGTAGACCATGCGGTCCTTCGCCGTCACGATCGTGATGCCCTTGTCGATGATCTGCGCGAACTGGCCCATGGCCTTCAACGCCTTCTCACGCGAGAGGCGATCGAGCGACTCGACCACGAGCACCGAGCCGCGCGGCACCTTACCGGCTTCGACGTCGCGCAGGAACCCGCCGAGCTCGCCCTTCTGCGCGTGCCGGCCCTTGAAGGCGGAGACGCCCTGGTCGCGCAGCGTACGGTCGAGGGTCATCCCGTGCTCGTCGGCCCAGCGCTGGGCGTACTCGGCTTGACGCTCCAGGCTCGTACCCTCGCGCTGCGCCATCGAGGAGTAGCGCGCGTAGCTGATGACGAACGGTTGTGCTTGCATGATGATCGAGTCGGGTAAAAGTAACGGAGGAGCTACTAGTATATTTGAAGCCACGACCGCTAAGCCGAAGGTGGCCGCAAATATAGCAGTGGCAGACCCTGTTACTTGTGCAGCAGTGCACGCAAAACGGCCCGGCATGGTGGCCGGGCCGAGGGATAACAGCAGCTAGGTAGCAGCTACCCTGCAGCGCGCGCCGGCAGCAGCGCCTTGTTCGGCTCCGGCCCGACGATGTAGCGCACGCCCGCGGCCTGCAGCAGCGCCGTCGTGATCGCACCGTCGCCGAAGCGCGCCGAGCCGTGGCGCAGCGCAGCGCTGAGTCGGAACCGGCGCGCGATGGCCACGAAGGCAGCGCGAGGTACCGGGCACACATCGCGCACCGCGTTCAGCTCGTAGTACGCCGCGCGCGCCATCGGCAGCAGGCGCCCGCCGGTGCGCTCCAGCGTGGTCGGTGCGTAGACGGTCTCGCCGACCTCGACCCAGCAGTGGATGAAGGGCTCACGCGAGGCGTGCGGGCCGATCGCGGCGACCTCCTCGGGCGTTGCAGCGCGCAGCGTGCCGAAGGTCACGACGCCGCGGCCCTGCAGGTCGAGCGCGAGTGCGACCGAGCGCTGCACGCACGAGCCGCTGCCGGCGCGGCCGGTGAAGGCGAGCGACGCCTTCAGGTGGCGCAGGTCTTCCAGGCGCGCGCTCATACGGCGTTCACCGCGACCGCGTGAGCCAGCACCCGGCGGCGCTGGTCTTGCGTCAGGTGCGCGATCTCGGCCAGCACCTTGAGCGCGTTCGTGCGCACGGCGTCCTTGGAGAACGTGGACACGCGCGGGCGCTTGACGCCGAGCTTGCGTCGGGTCTCGGGCGTGAGGTCGTCCAGAGTCAGTCGCTTGGCGCTCATGCCGCGCTCCCGGTGGCCTTGGCGATGGCGGCGCGGGCTTCTCGTGCCGTAGCCAACGTGACACCACCGGCGTCATGTTCGAGCAGCATGGCGCAAAGTGCCTCCAGCAGATCCGGCGCGGCGGCGATCAGGCGCTGGTCGGGCTCGCTTGGTGGGACGAATACGTCGTTTTCCTCGAATTCCTCCGCTTCGGCTACCGTGATCGCGAGCACGAAGACTGGCGGACCACACTCGGCCGGGCTATGGCCGCATTGCACGCAGGTCTTATTCACGCCGTCGACGAGATGCGTGATGTCATGATCCGAGCCATAAAGGGCATGGTCGTCCATGAACATCCATGGCCCCGGCGTGTGCGTCGCGGCGCTCATGCGAGCCTCCTGCGCATGACCTTCATGTCGGGGTGCTGTCCGGTCTTGAGAAGGAACAGCTCCCACTTCGCGAGGTCGATCGCGCGGGCGCCCGTCTCGTACTCGGCCCAGCGCACGGCGTGGCCGAGGTGAACGAGGGCGGCGGCGCTCGCGCGATCGAGCTTGGACTCGGCGCGCGCGGCGCGGATCTCGTCGGTCGTCGGTCGGGTGATGGTGTCGGTCATTGTTCGACTCCTACCTTCTGCTCGCGTCGAATGCGAAGCAGCGCGAGAACGTTCGCTACGGCGGTTCCGAGCTTCCAGCCGATCGAGCCGAGAATGAGCGCGAGGATCGCTCCGGGAAGTGCTCCGAATGAGACGCCGAGCGTCCAGACGTGGGCGACGAGGAGGAGGAGACCCGGAAGCGCGAAGAGACCTGCCACGCTAACGATGACGGCCTGCTCGATCGATGAGCGCAGGAGGAAGTGCGCCGGCAGCGGCGAGACGGTGACGACCGGGCGGCTCATCGCGTAACCCTGGCGACGTGGAGCGTCGCGAGCGCTTGCTCGCCTGCGTCGTACGTATCGTCATTGATATCGGCTGCTCGAAGCATGTCGCGCATGAGATCGAAGCAGCGCGCCATCGCAGCGCTCTCCTCGTAGCTTTGGGGCTCGGTAGCGTCGCCGCTTAGGCGTTCGTCGAAGTCGACAGCGACTTGCCGAAGATCGGAGAGCGTGTTTTGCCATTGGCAGTAGGACATATTCATGGGGTCGGTCTCGGTGGGGGTGGGGGGGTCTCAGGCCTCGATGGAGATGAGGACGGCGTACGGGCGCGTCACAGAGAACAACTTGCGGGCGTCGTCGATAGAGCGAGCGCGAAGCGCAGTGCTGTAGCAGATGCCGTTCTCGGTAGCGACGATGTAGAAGAATTTGGTCATGTGGTCAGATAGGTAAGTCGAGGAGAGGCCCGCTTTGCGCGGGCTGAGATCAGGTTTAGATGACGTACTTGTTACGGATCAGGTAGTCGACGAGTTCGTAGTAGCGGGTGCTTTCCTTGACACGACCGGCGCGAAGCGGAGTCAGGTTGATGTAGTAGACCGTCACGCCGTCGCGGAGCAGTTCGCCGATCAGCGGCTCGGCCTTACGCTCCAGGCGCTCGATCTTGCAGAGGTACCGGTGCTCGGCGCGAAGCCGGCGAAGTTGGCGGGTATCGAGCGGGTCGGTGGAGATCATGGGTCTGCTTCGTTACGTTTACTGGAGAGACTCTAGTATAACGCAAAGCGTAAAGCAGGCCTACGGAATAATTTAACGCTTTGCATATACGAAAAAGCCCGGCGTAAGAGCCGGGCTTTGAGCAGAGCGGGCGAGTCGTCAGCGCTCGTCGGGGGGCATGACGAACGGGATCGGCTTCGACGAGAAGACGAGACGCCCGTCGCCTTCGAGGAGCGCGCGGTACGCGTTGATGGCGACCGCCTCGGCCTCGCGCGCGACCTGCTCGCCCGAGGCCAGGACGTGCCCCTCGTCGTCGATGACTGCGAGCCGCGCGGGCTTACCGTTCGCGCGGACGGTCAGGCCCTCGGTGATAACGCTGGAGATCACGACGCCGGGAACGGCGCCCGTCGGTTGTCGGCCGATCATGATGGCGTCGCCCCATCGTTGGCGCTCGCGCCGCGCTTGACGGCGCGCCCGAGTGCCTTGACCGGCGTGTCCTCGTCGATGCGACGCTGACCGGCCTTCTCCTGCGCCTTCTGCTTATCCAGAGCCTTCGCCTCCGCATCCGTCGTCGTCATGGTGGCCCCCTTCGGCGCGGTCATCTTGACGACGATCTCCTGACCCACCTTCATCCCGAGCAACCCGAGGCGCAGGGGTTCGAGATCGGAGGACGCGACTCGCATCTTGAGTTCGACCATCGCGTCGTTCTTGGGCGTGACCTTGAACCGGTCGACCTTGCAGCCCCCGAGGCGGATGGGCGCGGCCTCGTCGATGCCATGCTCGACGAGCACCGTCCAGCCCTGGCAGACGGTCTTCAAGGCGACCGTCTCGACGCCGGGCGCGCCGAGTAGCCCTCGCACCTCGGGGCAGAGCGTGTCGAGGATCATCGCGCTCCCCTCCCAGACGAGGCCGAAGGAGACGGCGGGGACATGGTCTTCGCCATGGAGTTCGCTGCGGTTCGTGACGCTCGAAAGCAGGACGGTCGTCGGGGTTCTAAGTTCAAACATGGAGGGTGCTCCGGTTGGTCGCGGTCGTACGCTTCGATCTCGTCGGCTTGCCGTTCGTGGGATTCTTGTTCCTGCTGCCCTTCGGACGTCCGCGCCGGGCGACGAGGGCGGCGAGGGACTCGGGCGCAGGCGGCTCGGGGGGCGGCGGCGGCGGACGCATCTCGGCGTCACTCACCTCGGCAATGACGCCCAGCGAGAACAGGCGTTCCAAGTCGCTCTGCGTAGCGATGCGCGCGGCCGACGCGAGCGCGACGGCCTTGGCCTTCGACTCGGCGCGAATCAGGCGCTCGATGCCCGTATCGGTCGCCGCGACGACGTACAGGCGCGTGACGAAGGCGATCGTCATGGCTGCCACTTCTCGCTGTAGACGTTGCCGAGGGCTTGGAGCTCCTCTGCGCTCAGGTGCCCGCGTGCCTCATCGAGAATCAGCGTAGCCGCGTCGCTGTCGGGCGCCGACGAAATCGCGTCCGCGTATTCCTGCCAGATCCGCGCTGGGGGGCCGTCTGCGTAGCCCTGCCAGACTCGCTCCGGAAGCCCAGCGTCGCTCTGCTGCTGCGGCGTGCTCTTGGCCTTGTCGGCGGCAGCCTTCGCCTTCGCCTCGGCCTTCGCAGCGCGGCGCTGCGCCACCGCGTCGGCGGCGGTCGCAGTCTTGCTCGTGCGCGGCGGCATCGAGATGACGCCGTCGGCGTCGGGCGTGCCGAGCTCGAACCACTGCGCGGCCTCGCTGATGCCGTCGCGTAGGCTCGACCAGATGCGCTTGAGCTGCACGACCTGGGCGGCGGTGATCGCGTCGAGCCGGCGCTGGATACGCGCCTCGATGTGCGCCTTCGTCACGCCGAAGGGCGCGAACGCTTCGAGCATCTTCGCCATGCCTTCGGGGCTCGTGTCGGCCTTCGCCTTGAGCGTGACCGAGGCCTGCTCCATCGCCATCGCGGTGACGTCGCCGGGGATGAGCGCGAGGATGCACGCACGCTTGCGACGCGCCGCCTGATTCGCGCACGTCTCGTAAATGTCGCGCTCGTCGGCGAGTGCGTAGCCGCCGCGCTTCGTGTCGCGCCAGTGGCGCACGGGGAAGGCGATCGCCTCGCGGTTGCCAGTCTCGTAGTCGACGGCGAACGCTTCGACCTCGCTCACGCCGACGCCGTCGGCGTCGATCGAGCGCGAGACGACGCGCCAGCCCGCGGCCATGTTGCCCCAGTCGAGGCGAATCGCCTCGGCCGCTCGAATGCTCGGCCCGGCAATGTCCGTGCCCCCGCGCTGGTAGCTGTACTGGCTCTCCTCGGCGAGCCCGATGCGGGTGAAGGCGTTCCGGATGCGGTCGCACGCCTTGATCGGATCGCGCGGGTGCTGGCGTGCTGCGAAGACGAGCGCGAGCACTTCCGAGTTCTCTCGGGCTTGCTGTGCGCGCGCGCCGGCAGTCTCCGCGACGCGGTGCGACTCGAAGGGGTTCGCGGTCATCTCGTTCATGTGTTGTCCTCCAGGGGGAAAGTCTCAAAGCGTCATCAGCGCCCACAGGCCCCACGCGACGAGCCCCACCCCGGCCACGATCGCGACGACGTAGAGAGCGCCGAACAGCAGAATGCGCAAGCGTCGCCGCGGCGCGTCCTCGGTCGCGAGGAGGGAACGCTCGACGACGCCCTCCCACCAGTCATAGGGATCGCGGACGGTCTCGCGCAGCGTGCGCGCGAAACGCTCGGTCAGCGGGTCGCGCACCATCATTCGGCGCTCCGAGCCCAGCGCGGGAGCGAGACCATCTCGCACACGGGCGAGTAGCCCGGCCACGAAGCCTCGCGCTCGCAGTACGCGTACAGGGCGAGCGCGTCGTCGTTGTCCTGGCGTGCGATGTCGCGGGTCTCGCCATCGAGCTCGACGACGCGGCAGGCGAAGGGATACGTCGACTCGACGAAGGCGAAGATGAAGCCCGCGACCGGCGCGCCGGTGATCTGCTCGACGCCGCGCGAGTACCAGTCGGCTTGATGGTGGTAGCCGTAGCGCGCGATCGTGTTCTCCACGACCGAGAGACTGCTCGCGTCCTTCGTCGTCTTCACGTCGAGCACCATCGAGGCCGGCGCGGTCGCGGTACCGAAGAGCCGGTTCAGGCAGTCCGGACGGCACCGGCAGAGAACCCCGGTTACGGGGTCGCGCCAGTACCCCGAGACCTCGAACTCCCCCCCGTCGAGGATCTCAGCGACGTCCGCCAAGTTACGCAGCGCGGCGGCCTGCGCGTGCGCGACTTCGCGCTGCTTGCGCGTGATCGCCTGCCGGGGCTTGGCCTCCTCGACGAAGGTCTTCCACGCGGTGGAGTTCTTGTTCAGCGTCGGGCCGACGACATAGCGCTGGTCGAAGGCCTCGGGCTCCAGCGTCGCGCAGTGGCAGAGCGTGCCGGCGAAGAGCGCCGCGCGTTCCTCGGCATCGTCCTCGACGAGCAGCCACTCGGGCACTGCGAGGTGGTTCCACGCGTGGTAGTGCCAGGGCGATTTCCGCAGCAGCTTCAGGCCCGAGTTCGAGAGGCCAGGGCCGTGCTGGTACTCGGAGTTGGACAGGCCGCGAACGAAACCGAGCGGCCAATTTCGAGTTCCCGAAACGCTGTTTTCGTGTTGGGCAATGACCTCCTGCGAAGTCAATTCTGTGTCCGACATTCGGGTGTCTCCGGTCTCGCGAAGTTCAGGGGGGCGAGTTAGCGACCGGTGCAATGCAGATGTCAAGTTGCACTGCGATACATGCGTTGGGAAAAATCTTATTCGAGGTCAAAAAAATGGCAAACCAAGGTTACGCGAACTGTCGACTTTCGCTGCCGCATCGATACGAGGGAAGGCGACGCGCGCGGCGTCGGACTGCTGTAAAAAAAGGCATGCGGTTTCGCCGGAAAAAAAGGCCAAAACGTCAATCTCCGATTTGCGGAAAAAAAAATTTCGGCGCCTACTTCCAACCCACCATGCTGAAGTCCATCGCCATCAAGATGCTCGGCGCGACCACCGACGAGGCGGGTCGTCGAGTCGGCTGTTCGGGTGCGGCCATTCGCAAGTGGCCCGACGAGCTGCCCCCGCGCCTCGTCGATCGCGTCATCGCCGCGGCCGTGCGCGCGCAGTTCGAGCGCACAACGGTCTCGGCGCTGACCGGGCGGATCACCTTACCGCCCGAGCTCTTCGCGTACCTGTGGCACGAGACGCTGATGGCGCGCGCCGAACGGGCGCGCAAGTTCGACGCCGAGGCCCTCGCGCGACGCATCGCCGAGCATCGCGAGGCCAAGCTCGCGAAGCAGCGACCCCAGGCTCGTCAGGCAACCCCGGCCGCGGGGTAAGCCGAAAGGCCGAGCGGTGGCTCGATCCCGCAACATCAAGCCCGGGTTCTTCGAGAACGAAGTGCTCGCCGAGTGCGGCCCGTGGGCGCGCCTGTGCTTCGCTGGGCTGTGGACGCTCGCCGATCGCGAAGGCCGTCTCGAAGATCGGCCCAAGCGCATCAAGGGCGAGCTCTTTCGTTTCGACGCGGTCGAGGTCGAGCCGCTCCTCGACGAGCTCGCGTCTCACGGCTTCCTGCTGCGCTACCGCAACGATGAGGGCGCGTTCATCCAGATCCTGGCCTTCGCGAAGCACCAGAGCCCGCACTACTCCGAGCGGCCGAGCTCGATCAAGCCCCCCGGACTCCAGGAGTCCTCTCGGAGTTCGGAGGCCACATACGACGACGAAATTCCAGGAGTAGTCCTGGAGGACTCCAGGAGCACTCCTGGAGTCGACCAGGAGGACACCGAGAGAACTCCTGGGTTTACCCCGTCATTAAGAGGGGGTCGTAACCCCCTGATTCCTGATTCCGGATTCCTGATTCCTGATTCCGGATTCCTGATTCCTGATGAAGACAGCGGATCGCCGCGTTGCGTCGACCCGCCGACCCCGCCGCCCGACTTCGACGGGGAGAACGAAACCGAACTCAACGGCAAGGCGATCGTTCGCCTCTCGGTCGAGTGGGGACTGCCCGAGTCGTGGGGGCTCGATGCCGAAGCGCTCGGCTGGCAGCCGCGCGAGGTGATCCGCGAGGCCGAGAAGTTCCGGCAATACTGGACATCGGGGAAGGGAAAAGGCACGCGGCGCGGGGTGAAGGGGTGGCGGCAGGCGTGGAGCAACTGGCTTCAGAAGGCGGCGGAGGCAAAGCGATGACGAAGCAATCGGCCTACGAACGCGCTCGCGACGAGCGTATCGCCGAGGACGCGGAAGACGACCGCGCGCTCATGTGCTCGGCGGTAGGGTGCCCGCGTCGCTGGTCGGTGTCGGGCGACCGCGGCCGAGCCTGCTCGGCGCACTACTGGGCCGAACGCGCCGACTGGCCGCGCATTACCGAGGCCGTCTTGCGCGCCGAGACCGATCGTGCGCTCGTCGCCGCGGCGAAGCCCGTCGCGCCGGTCTCGGCCGAGCAGAAGGCAGAAGCACTTGCGGCGCTCGCGAAGTTCGCGGTGCTCGTTCGTACCGGGCAGATCCGGGGGGCGCTGCGATGAGCCTGACCGTCATCGATGTCTTCAAGGCGCTACGGCTCGAACCCGACAAGGCGCTGACCTGGGCGGTCGGCGACGCGATGCAGCGTCGATACCGGGAGACGTATGGGCACGAGCCGCCGAAGGAGCTTCGGCCGAAGACGGGCGGCCCGGGCTCGCACTGCTTCGCGATCTATCCGAACAACTGGCGCGCCGAGATCGAGGCGTGCATCATCGGCCTGGGCGCCGACGCCGCGCGTCAGGTCGATCTCTTCGCGGAGCGCTCATGAGCTCCCGTCTTCAGCTCCCGCAGTTCGACGTGGCGGCGATGCCGGTGCCCGCCGACGCGGTGCGCTTCACCATCCGCGGCGAGGCGGCGAGTAAGGCCAACAGCCGCGAGCTCGCGACGATCGGGCCGAAGGACAAACGGCGCACGATCCTGCGCAAGAGCGAGAAGGCGATCGACTTCGAGGCGTCCGCGATCATGCAAATCCCGGCCTCGGCGCGGCGGATGTTCGCCGGTCTCGTCGCGGTCGAGCTTCGGGTGTACTACGCCTCGATGCGGCCTGACCTCGATGAGTCGATCGTGCTCGACGTCCTCCAAGCTCGATTCGGTCCCGTCACGAAGGGCCAGCCGCGCCGGCTCGCGCGTCGCGGGGTCTACATCAACGACCGACAGGTCTGGCACAAGCGCGTAACGCGCGGCCTGGACGCGAAGAACCCACGTATCGAAGTTACCGTCTGGCCGATCTCGCCCGAGATCGCCACGATTCTCGAAGAGGAAAACGATGAACATGCCTCAACCCTTGCCGCCTGACGAGGCAGGTCTACTCGCCGTCGTCGATACGGTACTAGCTGCCAGGGATCTCTTCGCGTTACAGGCTTTTGCGCTCGCCGTCGTGGAATACGACGATTCGTCTAACCTCGTCCGTGGCGATCTCCAAGACATCGCTATGGCGTGCGGGCTATTGAAGCAGGTCACGAAAGTCGCGCCATGCGGTGAGAACTGTTACTGCGCCGATACCGGGCTAGAGGGTCAGGTCGAATGTCTAGAAGATACATCCGTGCTCAAGCGCGCCTGGATAGCTGTGAAGGAAGCCGATGATCGGAGCACACAATGACCATGACGCTCGCGAGTCCGCCGCTCGAAGCGCGCCGCGTGACGCGCTACGGGGACTTCAACCTCGCAACGATGCCCAACCGCCACGGCGGCGGCTTCGTCGCCTGGGCGAAGGTGGGCGAGATCGTCGGGACGAGTCCGCTCGACGAGCCGGGCTTCGTGTGGTTCGAGTTCGGCTCAACGCGCGACGAGGCGCGCGATCGACTTCTCGACGAGATCGGCCTGAAGGGGTTCGAGCGATGACGCGCGAAGCGAAGCCCGCGAGCCTGACGGTCGAATTTCGCGCGATCGGCGAGCTTGTGCCCTACGCGAATAACGCGAGGACGCACACGCCGGCGCAGATCGCGCAGATCAAGGCGCTGATGATCGAGTACGGCTGGACGAACCCCGTGCTGGCCGATACGACCGGCATCATCGCGGGGCATGGGCGCGTCCTCGCTGCGCAGGCGCTCTACGCCGAGGGTAAGGGCCTGCGTCTTCCCGGTGGGCTCGATCTGCCGCTCGGCACCGTCCCGGTGCTCGATTGCACGGGCTGGTCGGACGCGCAACGCCGGGCGTACATCATCGCGGATAACAAGTCGGCGTTGAACGCCGAGTGGGATGCGTACTTCCTACAAGCCGAGCTGAAAGACCTCGAAGCGCTCGGCATTGACCTCGCGCTGACCGGCTTCGAGCCGGGCGAGATCGAGGCGCTGTTCGCGACGGGCTCGCCGCCGGACGCCTTCCAGGAGTTCGACGAGCAGATTACGACGCACTATCGCTGCCCCAAGTGCCACTTCGAGTGGTCGGGGAAGCCCCATGAATGAGTCGAAGCCCCCCTACACGATCCCGACGATGCGCGAGATCCGCGCGCTCGCCTGGAACGGGCGTCGCGTCGTCTCGACCTTCGCCGGTGGTGGTGGCTCGTCCACCGGGTATCGGATGGCGGGTTTTCGCGTCGCCTGGGCTAACGAGTACGTGCCGGAGGCGCGCGCGACCTACGCGGCGAACTACCCGGAGACGCCGCTCGACGCGCGCGATATCCGCGACGTCCAGGCGCGTGAGATCCTCGCGGCGATTGGGCTCGACCAGGGTGAGCTCGACGTCCTCGACGGCTCGCCGCCCTGTGCCTCGTTCTCGACCGCCGGAGCGCGCGATAAGCACTGGGGACAGGCGCACGCGTATTCGACCGGCGAGGCGCAGGTTACGGACGACCTGTTCTTCGAGTACGTTCGTCTGCTGCGCGGGCTCCAGCCGCGCGCGTTCGTCGCGGAGAACGTCTCGGGGCTCGTCAAGGGCACGGCGAAGGGGTACTTTAAGGACATCCTCGCCGCACTAACTCAGGCGGGATACGTCGTGCGCTCGCAGGTACTCGACGCGGCATGGCTCGGCGTGCCGCAGAGGCGCGCGCGGCTGATCTTCGTCGGTGTGCGCCGAGACCTCGCCGAGCGTGGGCTCGCGCCCGCGTTCCCGACGCCACTCGCCTACCAGTACACGCTACTCGACGCGCTTCCCGAACTCGCCGAGCCCGACCCGCCCGAAGTGACCGCGTCCTACTCGATCGAGCGCTTCGCGATCGGCGAGGCCTGGAAGACGACGCCCTACGGCGAGAGCAGCGAGCGCTACTTCCAGCTCGTACGCGCGCACCCACATCGACCCGTAAATACGATCACGGCGGTCGCCTCGAACCCCGGCGCGGCTTCGGTCACGCACCCCTATCGGCCGCGCAAGTTCACCCGAGAAGAGATCGCGCGCCTGTGCTCATTTCCCGAGGACTACGTGTTTCCCGGGACGAACGAGAACGCGATCGAGCGTATGGGTCGTGCCGTCCCGCCGCTGATGATGCGAGCCGTTGCGCGCGTGGTCGAGACGCAGATCCTCGCGAGAGCGACGTGATGAAAGCCGAGTACCTCGTCCCGGAGCTGGTCATCCCGGCCGACTGGACGTTTAGAAACGCGAACGTCGCCGATACCTTTGAGCGGCATGTGCGCGAGCAGCTTCCCTGGTACGAGCTCGCGACGGGTGCTGTCGCGCACGTTGCGCGCCACTATATCGGCGCGGGTGGTCTGGTCTACGACATCGGGGCCTCGACGGGGAACGTCTCGCGCTCGCTCGCCAAGACGATCGAAGCGCGCGGCGCACGAATAGTCTCGATCGAGTCGAGTGCCGAGATGGTCGAGCGCTTCGAGGGGTTCGGCGAGATCGAGCTTGCCGACGCGCTCGGCTACGACTTCGAGCCCTTCGACGTCGCGGTAATGTTCCTGACGCTGATGTTTACGCCGGTCGCCCAACGGCTCGGCTTTCTTCGGCGCCTCTACGCACGAACGAAGCCCGGCGGCGCGCTGATCATCTTCGACAAGACCGAGGTAGGCATGGGCTACCTCTCGACCGTCTTGCATCGGCTGACGATCGCGGGGAAGGTCGCCACGGGGTGCGACCCGAAGGAGATCATCGAGAAGGAGCTCTCGCTCGCGGGCGTTCAGCGTCCCCTGAGCTTCTCGTTCATCTCGATGGCCTTGCCGCATAGCGTCGAGGTCTTTCGCTTCGGCGAGTTCGCAGGCTACGTCATCGAGGCCCCGTAAGGCTATGCCCGGCGATTCGTTCTACACCTCGCTCGCGTGGCGTGCGCTACGGGCGAAGACCCTCCAGGCCGCAGGCTGGCACTGCGCGTGGTGCGGCGCGTCCGTGCGTCAATCCGGCGCCGCGCGCGTCGACCACATCAAGCCCCGGCGCGACGCGCCCGAGCTCGCCCTCGTCGCGACGAACCTGCGCGTGCTCTGCTGCGTGTGCGACGCTCGACGCCACGCCGACAAGGGTGGTCGCCTCCACTTGGGTGCTGACGCGAACGGTTGGCCGACTTCGCCGAGCCACCCATGGAACCGATAGAAGGGGGCTATCGGCAGGGGGGGAGAGACCCGTTTGCGTGGGTGTCTCTCGAACCAGAGTCCTCAGGTCTTTGCGCACGAGCGCGTATTCCACCCATTTTCCGTTCTTAATAGCTAGGAGCTATCGTGCCACCCGGAGTCAAGCCCAAGCCCCTCGCGCTCCACGTCGTCGAGGGCAACCTGAAAAAGATGGCGAAGCCGCGCCGCGAGAAGCACGAAAACAGTCCCCAGCCGTCGCTGGAGTTGAGAGGCCCTCCCGAGACGTTCAACGACGATCAGCGCGCGATCTGGGCCCGTTTGCAGGAGGATTGCGCCGTTGGGCTCCTCGCGCGTTCGGACTACGACATCCTCGTCAGCTACGTGCTACTGGTCGCCGCGCGCGACAAGGCGATGAAACTCTTCATCGAGACCGGCTGTCAGGTACTCGTTAAGTCCAACGACTCAAACAACCGCATGCTCTCCAACCCCCTGATGCGCGAGATCCGCCGCGTCCTAGAGCAGCTTCGCCCGCTACAGGTCGAGCTCGGCCTCACGCCCATGTCGCGCTCGCGTATCCAGGTCGCGAAGGCCCCGGAGGAGGAGGACGAGCTTGGGCGCTTCCTCACCCCCTCCGCGTAACAGGCCAGCTCCCGTCGCCCGCCGCTGGCGCGACCCCGTCAGCCGCTACGCGCAGGCCGTCGTCTCGCGCCGCCTCCTCGCCGGCCCGCATGTCCGCGCCGCCTGCGCGCGCCACCTCGATGATCGACTCCACGCGCACGAGCGCGGCTGGACGTTCGACCTCGCCCTCGCCCAGCGCGCGCTCGACTTTTTCCCCGAAGTCCTCCGCCTCAACGCCGGGGAGTTCGAGGGCAAGCCCTTCCACCTCTCGCCCTGGGAAGCGTTCATCGTCGGCTCGCTGTTCGGCTGGCACGACGCCGAGGGCGCGCGCCGCTTTCGCGTCGCCTACGTCGAGACGGGCAAGGGCTCGGGGAAGTCGCCGCTCGCCGCGGGGATCGGGCTCCTCATGATGATCGCCGACGGCGAGGCGCGCTCCGAGGTTTACGCCGCCGCGTCGAAAAAGGATCAGGCGATGATCCTCTTCCGCGACGCCGTCGCGATGGTGCAGCAGTCGCCCGCGCTCTCCAAGCGCATCCGTCTCATCGGCGGCGTCGCCCCGTGGAACATGGTCTTCCGCGACTCGTTCTTCCGCCCGATCGCCGCCGACGACAAGCAGAGCGGCCCGCGCCCGCACTGCGGCCTTATCGACGAGATGCACGAGCACAAGGACGATACCGTCGTCGAGATGATGCGCGCGGGCTTCAAGGGCCGGCGCTCGCCGCTCATGTTCATGATTACCAACGCGGGCGTCGATCGCCAGAGCGTGTGCTGGCGCTACCACGACCGCGCGATCAAGATCGCCGAGCGCATGCTCGACGACGATCGTTTCTTCGCCTACGTTTGCGCGCTCGACTCCGGCGAAGACCCGCTCCACGACGAGCGCTGCTGGCCGAAGACGAACCCGAACTTGGGCGTCAGCATCCGCGCCGACTACCTGCGCGATCAGGTCCTCGAAGCGCGCCAGATGCCGGGCAAGGAGTCCGTCGTCCGGCGCCTCCACTTCTGCCAGTGGGTCGACGCGTCGAGCCCCTGGATCTCGGGCGAGTCGTGGCGCGCCTGCGAGCGCACGCCGTCCGAGCCGTTCGTCTCGCGCTTCGCAGGCGCGCGCGTCACGCTCGCGGTCGACCTCTCGACCACGACCGACCTCACCGCGCTCGCGCTCGTCGTTGAAATCGAGGGCCGACTCTTCGCCGCCGTCGAGTTCTTCACGCCGGCCGACACGATGCGCAGCCGCGGCGAACGCGACGGCGTCGACTACGCGCTGTGGGCGCGCCAGGGCTACATCCACGCCGTTCCTGGCTCGACGCTCGAATACGGGCCGGTCGCCGCGCGTATTGCCGAGCTCGCCGAGGTCTTCGATATCGCCGAGCTCGTCTTCGATCGCTACCGTATGAGCTACTTGAAGCGCGAGCTCGAAGAGATCGGCCTCATGCTCCCGCTCACCGAGCACCCGCAGACGTTCGTCAAGCCGCGCTCCTCGGCGCTGTGGATGCCCCAGTCGATCAACGAGCTCGAAGGCGCGATCATGCGCTCGGAGATCGAGATCGACCGTAACCCGTGCCTCACCTGGGCTGCCGCGAGCGCCGTCTGCGAGACTGACCTCCACCAGTCGCGCATCTTTTCCAAGCGCAAGGCCACGGGCCGGATCGACGGGCTCGTCGCTCTCGCGATGGCCGTCGGCGCCCGGCGCGCCCCGAGCTTGGTCAACGTCGGCGCGATGGTCGCCTAGGCGTCGATCAGATTGACACGCGTGATCGATCAGACGAACAATCGAGCCCGAACCGGATAAACCCGACCCGGCGCGATGCTCAGCGACGCGCGCGCCACGGTGCCGCCTCTTCCGACGAGGGCGCACCATCTCATGATCCCGTCCGTCGCCCGTACGCGACCCGGCAAGGCCGAGCGTCAAGCGCAGCGCGAGCGTACGGGGCCGCTTTCCCCCTCGACCCCGATAAATCCGGCCCGCCAGGGCAACGGTGCGCCCGGCCATGCCCGCACCGGCCAGCGCTAGCCTCATCCGCGTCGAAAAGCGCGGGGGTCTTCCGGTCGCGCCGAGCTCCGCGCTCGGCCTACTCGGCGCGCACACGATCGTCGACGATCAGATCCGGTTTCGCATCAGCAGCGAAGACCTCGACTACTACGGCGACGAAGTCGTCCAGGCCGGACTCGAATTTCCGGCGCAGCTCCCCGCAGTCGCCGATCACTCGCACACGCTCGACGCCTCGATCGGCGAGTGGCTCCACGTTGAGCGCGCGGGCCGCGAGACCTTCGCGACGCTCCGGCTGTTGCCCCTCGGCAAATCGCGCGGCGCCGATCTCGTCCGCGCGCTCCACGAGGGCGGCTTTCCGCTCGCCTCGTCGGTCAATTTCGACATCCACCCCTCGGACATCGAGCCGATCACGCGCTCGGGTCCCGACGGCAAACCCCGGCGCGGCAAGCGCTACCGGCGCGGCAAGGTCGTCGAAGTCACGCTCACGCAATTCCCGGCGAACCCGGCGGCCATCGCCGTCGCGCGCTCGCTCGGGTTCTCAGACGACGAGGTCGGCGCGCTGTCGCGCACTCGGCCCCCCTCGCCGTCCCTCGCTCGCACCACTACGGCTGTCGCCGGTGCGCCCCCGAAGCCAACCACCATGACACTCGCCGAAATGATCGCCGCCGCGCAGGCGGCACACGAGGCCGCGCTCGCAACGCAGGCCACCGCCATCGCGACGCTCGAAGCCGATTCGGGCGAGGCGAACATGACCGCCGTCGCGCGCGCGACCTCCGAGGCCGACGCGCTCTTCGCGCGCCTGACCACGCTGCGCGCGGCCGAGACCGCCGCGACGCGGCGCGCCGCCGCCGCGCCGGCCCCCGCGCCCGCGCCCGCGCCGACGAGCTCCGTCTCACGCGACCGAGCGAACGCCGCCGGAGACAACCGCTCGGCCGGCCTTCTGACCGAGCGCGGCGACCCCGAGGCCCCGGTCGGCTCGCGGCTCGCGCGGCTTGTAATGGCCGTCTCCGTCGCGCGCTCGACGCGGCGCAACTTCGTCGACGTCGCTGCCGAGCTCTTCGCGAGCGATCGCGATCGCGAGCTCATCAACGTCGCGCGCGCCGCCGTCGGCGCTGCCGATACGACGACCGCAGGATGGGCCGCGGAGCTCGTTCGTACCGAGACGCGCGCGCTACTCGACGCGACGCTCAACCCGAACTCGATCTGGCCGGCGCTCGCCGCGGCGGGCACCTCGTTGAATTTCAACGGCGCGCACTCGGTCGTCATCCCGCAGATGAACATCGGGACGACCGTCGGCGGCGCCTGGGTCGGCGAGGGCGGCGTCATCCCGCTCGTCAAGGGCTCGTTCGGCTCGAAGCGGCTCTACGCGTACAAGCTCGCGGGGATCATCCCGATCACCAAGGAGCTCCAGCGCACGAGCGACCCGCAAGCCGTCGCGGTCATGAGCGAGATGCTCCGGCAGTTCCTCTCGAACCTGCTCGACGCGTCGATGATCGACGCCTCGGCCGAGGTCACCGGCGTTCGTCCGGCAGGTCTTCTCAACGGCGTCACGCCGATCGCCGGCGCCGCGGGCGGCGGCTACGAGGCGCTGCGCGCCGACCTCGAAGCCGTAACGAACGCGTTCACCGCGGCCGGCGTCGGCAACGGCAAGAACGTTCTACTCGTACCGGCGTCAAAGGCGTTCCGACTCTCGACGATGGTCAACGCGCTCGGGCAGCTCATCTTTCCAAATGGCAGCGGTACGGTACTCGGCTTCCAGACGATCCCCTCGCAGTTCGTCGCAGCGAACACGGCGATCGCCGTCGCGGCCGATAAGTTCGCGAGCGCGATCGACCCGCCCGAGCTCGATTCGAGCGAGGAGGCGACGCTCACCATGGCCGACGCGGGCGCAGCAGCGCCGACGCAGGCCGGCGACGCGGCAGGGGGTGGCGCGCTCGGTACCGCGAAGCAAGTCATCCCCGACGGCGGGATTCCGGTGGCGGGCGGCGCAGGCGCCTCGACGACGGGCTACACGGCGCTCTCGCTCTTCCAGTCGTGGCTCATCGGCCTGCGGCTCGTCATCCCGGCGAGTTACGGCGTGACGCGCGCAGGCGCAGTGCAGCAGCTCACGGGGATCACATGGTAGCCGTCGCGCTCCTCGTCCTGCTGCTCGTCGCGTTCGTCGCGTTCGTACTCGCCGCGGCCGGGGTCGTCCACTCGCGCGTCCAGCTCGTGCCGCTCGGCCTTGCGGCTTGCACGCTCGCCGTCCTCCTGCGCCTGTGGCCACCTTAATCGACGCGCGCGCTCCTGCGCGTGGCATGACCTCCGAGCTCAACCCAGCAGTTGCCGCGAAGGGGTTTCACCCCCGGCCTCAAGCGCCGGGGGGATTTTTCTGAAAGAAGGGGCGCCCGACCATGGCCCAGGCGATCTACCTCACCGACCCGGCCGTCGCGGCGGCCTACCACGTCTACCAGGGCGAATGGGCGAGCGTGACCGACGAGGCCGAGGCCGCGTGGCTCATCGCGAACCATCACGGCTACCCGATCGACGCGCAACGCGCGATGCCCGCCCCGGGCTTCGTTCACCCGGACGCCCCCTTGCCCTTCGTCCCCTATGCGGGGCCGGCGCCGCCGGTCGATCGCCCCTCGACGGTCACGGTCACGATCACGCCCGGCGCGCCCGGCGTCTTCGACGTCACCTTCGGCGGCGTCGCCGATACAGCCGAGGCAACGGGGCATTTCACGATCCAAGACGACACCAGCGCGACGCTCGCCGACGTCACCTACACGCAACCCGCGGCGACCACGCTCAGCGGATCGGCCGCCGCGCTGAACACAGCGCTCGCGCCCCACGCGCCGCCGCTCGTCCTGACGAAAGTCGGTGCGGTTCTCACGATCACCGGCACGAACCCGCCGACCGTTGCGAGCGTGGTCGGCACACTCACCGTCCCCGCAGCGCCCGTCGCGGCGCGCCGACCAATCCTGCGTAGGCGGTCGCCATGAGCGGCGCGCCGGTCGTCGTCTACGCGTTCGATCCGCTCGCGGACGGGGCCGTCGGGATGCTCGTCGTCTCGGCCGATCGCGCCGCACGACTCGTCGCCGAGCACCGCGTCGAGCTCGTGGGCGAGCATATCCACGCGCCGCTGCGCTTCGTCGTCGGCTCGGCCGCGAACGTCGCCGCGCGTGATGCGCTGCGCGTCGCCCGCGCGAGCTTGCCGCGCCCGCGCAAGGTCGCGCGCGTCGAGCAAGCTTGAAGCCCCCACCATGGCCGCGCTCGCTTCCTGGCTCGGCGCTCTCGGCTTCGGGAGGGCCAGCGGCAACCGCCAGCCCGAGGGCGGAAATCTGTTCACGGCCTGGGGGATCGACCGCACGCTCGGCGGCGCGCCGCACGCGCTCGATCCACTCGATGGCACGGGCTGGCAGCGCAACTTGGACAAGCTCGGAGCGGGGGTGCTCCCGGTCGTCGAGGCGGTCTACACGCTCTACGCGAACGCTTTCGCGCAGCTTCGCCCGCACCACAAGCGCATCGACCTCGATACGGGCAAGGTCGTCGAGATCACGACCTCCGCGGCGTCGCGTCTACTCATCCAGCCGAACTCGTACGAGGCGGGCGCGACTCTCTTCGCGAGCATCGCGTGCGATCTCCTCCAGGGCGAGGCGCTCGTCATCGCGTTACTCAACGATCGACAGGAGCCGGCCTCGTTACACTTGATTCCACGTGGAACATGGACGCCGCGCATCGATCCCGAGACGCACGAGATCTATTACTTCGCAAGCAACGACGAATCGCTGCTGTTCTCGCCGCAGGTACAGGTCGCCGACGTCGAGCAGAACCGGCTCTTCGTCGTCCCGGCGCGCAATGCGCTGCACTTTCGCTGGCGTACGCCGCGCCACCGACTGATCGGCGAGTCGCCCTTCGCCGCCGCCGGGCTCGCTGCCGGGGTCAACGTCGCGCTCAGCCGGACGCAGTTGATGTTCGTCGAGAACATGCGACGCGTCTCGACCGTTCTCTCGACGGACACGATCCTCAACGGTCAGCAGATGAAGGAGCTTCGCGAGGCATTCGATCTCCAGGCCGCGAAGTGGGCGACCGGCGGCATCCCGATCCTCTCCGGGGGCTTGAAGATGTCGAGCGCGACGCTCGGCGCGATCGACGAGAGCGTGATCGCGAGCTTGCGGTTTTCCAACGAGGAGGTCGCGCGCTGCGCAGGGGTGCCCCCGCCGATGTACGGCGACCTCTCGGCCGGTGCGATCGTCAACTCCGAGACCCTCGTTCGGCATTGGCTCTCAGTCTCGCTCGGCGGCCTCATCGAGCGCTTCGAGCGCGAGCTCGATCGCCTCTTCCGGCTCGACGGTCGGCACGACTTGATCGAGATGTCCACCGAGGCGCTCCTGCGCTCCGATCTCGCCGCGCAGGCCGAGGCGCTCGCCAAGCTCGTCCAGGGCGGCGTCCAGACACCGGACGAGTCGCGCCGCTCGCTCGGCCTCGGGCCGGCGGCCGGCGGCGACCAGCTCTTCGTCCAGCGCCAGATGGTACCGATCACGCTCGCCGCGGAGCTCGCGCAGGCCGAGCTCGATAAGGCGACCGCACCGCCGCCACCGCCGCCGCCGCCTGATCCGGCGTTCGTCGATCCGAACGCCGACCCGGCTGCCGATCCGAACGTTGATCCGGCGCTCGCCCAGGACGTCGCGCGCAGCGCGATGGAGCGCGCGCTTCGCGCCGCAAGAGAGGCTCGACCATGATGACGCCCGAAGAGCGCGCCGGGATGGCCGCGGCGATCAACGAAGCGATCGCACTCGGCTGCGCCGCCGTGCGCGAGGCGTGCGCGCGCGAACTCGCGGACGTTCGGCGCTCGACGGCCGAGGAGCTCGCCGCGGTACGCGCGCACGCCCAGCGCGCCGACGAGCGCGCCGAGGCGCTCCAGCGCGAGCTCGACGCGACGCGCGAGCTCGCCGCGCAGGCGCCGATTCAGACGATGCTCGTCGACGCCGTGGGGGATCTCCACGTCGTGCAGCGTGGGGGCGTCACGACGACAGCGAACCTCGCAGCGCTCGGCACTCGGATCGCCGCCGCAGTCGACTCCGGCGTTGGCGCACTCGGCGCGAGCCTCCGCGCCGAGGTCGGCGCGCACGTCGCGCGCGAGGTGATGCGCTTCGGCAGCGCCCCGCGCTGGAGCCGTAGCGCGTTCTACGGTGAGGGCGCCGTCGTCTCGTGCTACAACGGCCGCACCTACGAGCTCGCGCCCGGCACGCGCGCGTCGATCGCGCAGGAGCCGGGCGAGCACCCCGAGGTCTGGCAGCGCATCGGCTCGCACGGTCTGCGCGTGATGAAGTCCAAGCCCGCGGTTCCCGAGCCGGGCGACGTCTACACCGAGGGCGAGTCGCGTTTCATCTTCGACGGCGAGACGACGACGCTCTTCGTCCCGCGCGCGACCAAGCAAAGCGACATCGACCGCAGCTTCAAGGCCGCGAACTCGCTCGCCGCATCGGCGTTCGAGCACGCGACGCGCGCCGAGCGCATGGCCGAGAGCCACGAGGCGCGGCTCGACGTAGTCGAGCGCGAGGCGTCGAACAATGCGCTGTGGATCGCCGAGGAAGGCGAAGCCGCCGTCCTGCGTTCCGCGACGACCGAGGCCTGGGTCGCCGAGCGCGCCGACGAGATCGACGCGGCGCTCCTCGACCTGCCGCAGCCCGAGGGGGCGAGTGCATCATGATCGTTCGCACGCAGACCGACCTGTCGATGTTGCCCGACGCGATGCTCCTCACGGTCAAGGGCCACGCCCGCGTCGAGCACGCGCGCGACGATGTCCTCCTGCGAAGCTACACCGCGGCGGCGATCAGCCTCATCGAGCGCAAGTGCAACGTGTCGCTGAATCCGGCGACGTACACCGTCTCGGCCGACGAGCTGCGCTACGGGTACGGTCTTCAGCCGGGCTGGTGGCTACCGCTGAACAACGTTCACCAGTTCGACGCGACCGACGCGGCCGGGAACGACATCGCCGCCGACTTCCTGCTCGGCAACATGGACTTCGGCGGGAGCTCGTCGAGCTACCTCTACCCGGCGAGCGAGACGAGTCCCTCGATGCCGTGCTCGGCTGTCCTGACGTTGAGCGTCGGCGTCGATGATCCGGCGCTCCTCGCGCCGGAGTTCCTCGCGCTGATCCTGCGCGCGACGGCCTCGCTCTACGAAAACCGCGAAGCGAGCCTCGATCTCTGGGCCGCGACCTTCGCCTCCGAGTTGATGTCGATGTGGAGACCCTGCGCATGAAAGCCGGACGCCTGCGCCATCGGATGCGCCTGGAAGCGCCCACGCGCTCGACCGACGCCTTCGGCGGCGCGGTCAAGACCTGGACCGCCATGGCCGAGGTCGACGCCGCGATCGACTCGATCTCGGGGCGCGAGTTCCTCGCCGCCGACCGCGAGCTCGCCGGTGTGACGTGGCGCATTACGATCCGGGAGCTTCCGGGCCTGAGCGTTCAGCCCGACTGGCGCGCGGTCGATATCGACGCGCCGCGTGTCTTCGACTTCGTCGAGATCCTGCCCTCGCACAATCGCGCCGAACTCACGATTGCCGCCCTCTGCGGCCAGTCGCAACCCTGACCCCCCCCTCGACCTCGGAGGCCCGACACCATGTCCAAGATCAAGAGCGATGCCCACATCTTCCTCACCGTCGTCGGCGCAGCCGATGCCGCGCCCGTCGCGATCACGTCCTGGTCGACCGCCGGCCCCGTCGTCGTCACCGCGACGAACACGCTCGCCGAGGGCGACTTCGCACGCATCGCAGGCTCGGGCAGCGCCGCAGTCGACGGCTACGCGTGGCGCGTGACGAACCCGACCGCGACCGACTTCGAGCTCGCCGACGCCGACCCGGCGCTCATCGGCACGCCCGTCGCGGGGACGTTCCAGCCCTACACGAAGGTGGGCACGGGCGCGATGCTCACCGCCTGCATGGCCTCGATCACCGTTGCCGGGCAGGAACCCGACTCGATCGCGATGGATGACATGTGCGGATCGAACACCGTCCTGGGCGACGCGAAGCCGCCGACGCTCACCTTCCAGGGCTTCTCGGACGCCGCGAGCGAGGGCTACAAGAACCTGTGGCGCGCCTCGATCGCCGACCCGAAGCCCACCGTCTGGTGCCTCGTGGACTTCACCGACGCGGGCGGCTACATCTTCGGCCCGGTCCAGGTCGGCGCGATCTCGATCACCGGGGCGACGAGCCAGGGTCTCCAGTTCAACGGCACGGGCACCTTCACCGAGGTGCCAACCTACTCCTGGGCGCTGTGATATGACCGACTACGCCTCTCTGCCTGATGCGACCCTCGACGTCGACGAGCTCCCGCTCGCGCTCCAGGTCGAACCGGTAGCCGGCCTCGACGAGCTCGGCCCCGCGCCCGAGCTGCACGAGCTCAATTGCTGGGAGCTCCACCGCGTCATGCGCGCCGCGCCCGACGGC